TACATGCCCTTGAAGGCTCAGAAAGTAATCGGTGCAAGGAAGAGATACAAGATACTTAAAGGGGGTCGAGGGGGTGCGAAGTCATTCTCATTTGCTCAAGCGTTAGCCATCATGGCGAGCGAAATACCTTTAAGGATTCTATGTGCAAGAGAAATTCAGAACTCAATAAGAGATTCAGTTCACAAGCTTTTAAGTGACAGAATATATGAGTTAGGTCTTAGTTCTTTATATCGAATTACTGAAAAGAGTATTACCTCAAGCGTAGGGAGCGAATTCTTATTTAAAGGGTTGTATCGGAATATACGAGAGGTCAAATCTACAGAGGGCATTGACATCTGTTGGATTGAGGAAGCCGAGGGGGTTTCCAAATCTTCTTGGGAAGTTCTAATACCAACGATACGAAAGCCAGATTCTGAAATTTGGATTAGCTATAACCCAGAGAATGAAGATAGTGCGACTCACCAGAAGTTTGTGGAGAATACACCGCCTAATTCAATCATTGAGCATATTGGGTGGCAAGATAATCGTTTCTTTCCTAATGTTCTTAAACAGGAAATGGAATACGACAAAAAGGTTGATTATGATAAATACCTACATGTTTGGGAAGGTGAACTTAAGAAATATTCCGATGCTCTTATCTTCAAGGGTAAAATCTTTGAAGAGAGTTTCGAGACCCCAGAAGATGCGACCTTGTTATATGGTGCTGATTGGGGTTTTAGCGTTGACCCCACCGCTCTTGTGCGTATGTTTATGAAGGACAGATGCCTTTATATCGATTATGAATTTTATGGGTATCAAGTAGAGATTGAAGATTTACCAGAAGCTTTTGACAGAGTACCAGAGGTTAGAGAATGGAGAATCATTGCGGATAGTGCGAGACCAGAGACAATCAGCCATGTAAGGAAAAAAGGCTTTAACATAGTAGGAGCGGAAAAAGGAAAGGGGAGCGTTGAAGATGGTATCGAATTCCTTAGAAGTTTCGAAAAGATTATCATTCATCCAAGATGCCCTCATACATCAAAAGACTTTAGGAATTACAGATGGAAACAAGACAAAATAACCGAAGAAATATTGCCTATACCCTTAGACAAATCCAATCATTCGCCCGATGCTTGCCGTTATGCATTGGAGCCGTATATGAAAAGCAAGGAATTTAAAATATCATGGGTCTAAAAAACAACATATTCGATTTTATCAATAAGTACACCCCAATAGATACAGATGCCATAAGACAGAAATTGCCATTCGTTCATCTGTTGGGGCATGAAAAGTCATATGGTAAGCCCAATGCACGGAATTATGATGTTATGATGCAGAATTACAAGTCGTGGGTCTTTGCATGTGCGAATAAGAATGCAACGAGTGTGGCATCGAATACACCTCAAGCCTTTAAGAGAATTATTAAGGTGGGAGAAGAAGAAGAACTTAAAAGAATATATCAGCACCCCTTCCTCGATTTAATCAATGGAGTTAATCCTTTTAGCAATCGGTATGAGTTATTCGTCATAACCATCTTGAATATGGAGTTGACGGGAAATGCTTATTGGTGGGCTCCTCGTAACGTATTGGGAATACCTACTCAATTATGGAACATTCCAAGTAATTGGATTAAGGTTGTACCAAGTCCAGAAAAATTTATAGCAGGTTACGTTATGCGAGTTCCTGGCAAGGGAGAACCTGTTCCTTTTCCAGAAGAAGAAATCATTCATTTTAAATACCCAAACCCAGAAGATTTATATTACGGAGCGGGGCCAACTTGGGGGGCTCAATATGGTATCGACCTCAACAATGAGGTCAAGCAATGGGGTATCCATTTCTTTATGAATAATGCCCAACCTTCTGGAGTGTTAAGCACAGAGTCGAACCTTACACCAGATGAATATGACAGAATGACTAAAATGTGGGATAAGCGTCACAAGGGTAAGAAAAATGCGGGTAAGATGGCTATTCTTGAAGGTGGGTTAAAATATCAGCAAATGGGCTCAAAGATGAAAGAGTCGGGATATAAAGAAATCAATGCAGAGGTTCGGGACGAAATAATGGCTATGTATGGAGTACCAGCTTCTAAATTGGGTCTGGTTAATGATGTTAACAGAGCGAATGCAGATGCGAATGACTATACTTATCAAAAAGAAACAATCTTTCCTAAATTAAAATTAATGGAAGAAAAGTTTAATGAGAAATTGGCTCCGTTATATGACCCAAATCTTGTTATTAGATTCGATAACCCCGTTCCAGATGATAACGATTTCAGATTGAGAGAGAAGGAATCAAATATACGAACGGGAATAACTTCGATAGATGAAGAAAGAGAGAAGGACGGGCTCGAACCTCTAAATCTGCCCGAGACCTCTGTGCCTTTAATTCCTTTCAATGTTGTGCCTGCTGGAACACCTGCTCCAGAGCCCACTTCTCCCGAGAAGGTAGATGCTGAAAAGGAAAAGAAGTCCCTAAGTAAGAGTCAAGCAGATAACAAGTGGCGGGTGTTCGTTACATTGACAGCCCCACAAGAAAGAATGCTTACAGAAGTAGTGAAAAGGTTTTTCGAAAAGCAACATAGTGAAGTGATGCGGAGTCTGAATAATTTCAAGTCACATAAGAAGGATTTGTTTAGTTCTATTTCTTTTATCTTAGACCAAGCAATTAATGAATTAAGTGTTCGTTCGCAAAACAATGTTCGGGAAGCGTACGTTAGCGGTTTAGAGTTAGGCTCTCAAGAAGTCGGGAACCAAATCGATTTTAATTTGTTTGAGCCTAATATTCAATTAGCCGTTAATGAACGATTAAGATTCTTTGCTGAAAAAGTTAATCAGTCAACGCAAGCTTTAATGGAGAGAGCAATACAAGCGGGTATTCGGGAAGGTGAAAGTATTGAGGAAATTAGCAAGAGGATTGATACAGTATTCCAACATAGTGAAGGATTCAGAGCGAAGACGATTGCTCAGACGGAAGTCATTGGAGCAGTTAATTCGGGGCAACTGAAAGCATATAACGAAGCGGGCATAACAGAAAAGAAATGGCTTACGGCGAGAGACGAAAAGGTTCGGGATTCTCACCAGATAGATGGTCAGATTGTTAAGTCGGGCGACGTATTTAATTTGGCAAGTGGTGCGGTTCTGCTTTATCCGGGTGATAGAAGTACGGGAGCAGATGCGGGCGAGGTTATTAATTGCCGTTGTACCGTATTACCTGTAACGAAAAAGGAGTCATAACATGAAGAAAGTATTTTTAATTTTAACAGTAGTTGCCTTATGCTTAGCATTTGCACAACCATCATTCGCTAAAGGAACCGAAAAAACAGAAGAAGCTGGCTCGTGGATTTTCATGACGGCACCTGTTTGGGTCGGTATTATTTCAACGGCTACGGAAGTTATCGGAGCACCAGAAATTGTCTTTGCTGTTGCGATTGCCTATGGAGCGTATAAAACTCATATCGGTGATTGGGGAAAAGATGGAACAGAAGCAATCAAAGAGTGTGCGGGAACACATACCAATGGAAATTGTTACCACATGGAATTAAACAAAGCCGAGTTGTTAGGCGGTAATGTGGGACATAACTAAAGATGGGTTCATTCTATCGAGGGGGAAATGATGAAGCAGTTAAATAAAGTATTCAGTACGCAAATTAAAGCACTTGACGAGAAGGAACAAACTCTCACAGCTTTAATAAGCACAAATGCCGTTGATAGGATGGACGAAGTTCTCGACCCAAAAGGGGTTGAACTTAAGCATTTTAAAAACAATCCTGTCGTATTATGGGCTCATGATTATGAAAAACAACCCATAGGAAAAGCCTTATGGACGAAGCGTTCGGGTGAAGGAATTATGAGCAAGATTAAGTTTGCTCCGACAGCTTTAGGAAAAGAAACATTTGAATTATATAAAGAGGGATTTCTTAATGCTTTTTCTGTCGGGTTCATTCCTAAAGCCCATGAAGACAAAGAGATAGAGGGTCAGTCACGGCCGAGAAGAACTTTCACGAAGTGGGAGTTATTAGAATTCTCTGCGGTACCAGTTCCAGCGAACCCAGAAGCATTGGCTTTGGCTATGCAGAAAGGGATGATTAAGTCACCAGAATTAATAAAAGCAATGGAGAAGCCTTATGACGTTGACGAGCCAAACATTAAAACCATTGATAAAGAACCGAGCGGTTCCGAGTCAGAAAATAAAAAAGAAATCAAAATCGAAGAAGAAGACGTAACGGGTCTCGAAGATTTGATTGCGGACAATGAAATTCTAACAAAAAATCTTGCGGAAGTCCGTAAGGAATTGAAAGAATATAAGTATAAATATTATTCAGCAGTAAAACAAAATCAGAAGATTGTTTCGGAGATTTCAGAGAAGAACTTAGCTGAAAAAACAGCTGAGGTCATTATCGGAGAAATCAGAAAACTATCTGGCAAATTAGATTAGGGAGACATCCAATGAGTAAGTTAACAAAAGAAGAGTTCGATAATCTTGACGAGAAGCAACAAGAAATTATGCTTCAAAAGATTGGCGAAGTTCAAGAACAGATGCAAAAAGGTGCGGAAGAAGATGCAAAGCTTCCTCAACTAGACATGAAAGAGTTTGAAGGAAAAGTTAAGAGTATCATTGAAGACCAAATGAAGGGCATGACACCTGTTGATAAGAAATACTTTATGATGCCGGGAATTGGGACAAAAGATGCTGATGACATCACCCCAGAAGCTAAGTTTGCTAAGACGAAGCGGTTCTTAGGTGCTTTAGTTGGTAAAGACACTCAAGTTTTAAATCAAATGCATCAAGAAGTTGTTGCTAAAGCTAATCTCTCAGAAGGGACTGGCTCTGCTGGTGGGTTTTTAGTTCCAGAAGAGTTCAAAGCGGAAATCCTTCGTTTAGTTCCTCTTTATGGTGTTATTCGTGCTAATTCACGATACATTCCAATGATTAGTGACACGACTCACATTCCGAGAAGTGTTAGCGATACAACTGCTAAGTGGGTATCAGAAGCTGGAACGATTGCTTCAACAGATGCGGTACTTGGTCAAGTGACATTAACAATCAACAAGCTTGCTTCTATCACTAGCATGACGAGTGAACTTTTAGCAGATGCGAATGTTCCAATTATTTCTTATTTATCAGAAACGATTGCGGAACAGTTCGGTCAAGCAGAAGATGAACAAGGTTTTAATGGAACAGGTTCTCCTTTCACAGGAGTTTTAAATAATACAGGTTCACCTCAGACACAACAAGGATTAGGGACAACAGTTGGTTCGTTGGCTTATGGTGACCTTGTTAATATGACGGGTTCAATTTATGCAAATGCGAAAGCTGGAGCTAAATTCTACATGAATCGAAGCGTTGCTACTCATATCCGTAGCTTAATCTCAACTACTGGTCAACCTATCTTTGGCTTCACAGCTAATCAATTAGGCGACTATGCAATGGTTGATACAGAAGTCATGCCTGGTGCGGGTGATGTTTCTGGTACGAATTATAATTATGTCGTTTATGGTGACCTTAGAAAAGGGCATTTATTCGGCGAGCGTGGTTCAATCACGATGGCATTAAGTTCCGAGGGTACAGTTGGAGCGAACAACCTATTCGAAAAAGACATGTCTGCTCTTCGAGTTATCGAACGAGTATGTATGGGGGTTGCGTTGCAGTCGGCTTACACTCAGTTAAGAACATAGTCCTCTTGGTCGAGGCTTGGGGGGTGGGTTCGCCTACCCCCCTCTAAAAAGGAGAATGGAAATGTCGACAGAACAACAAAGAGCCCAAGATGCTTGCTTAATCGTTAATGATGTTCTTGATTTTCAAGCGGGAAAGAAAAAGATTGATGAAGTATTTCAATTTGCGGGAAGTTCGCTTCATGCAAGCAAAGATTTGATTGAAAAAACAAAATTAAGACTTCAAGGTAATAAAGCTAAAAAATAGGGGTCAAACATGGCTTTAATTAGTACAGGCGATATTCGTACATGGATGGGAATAGAAGAGGGTGATAAAAAGCCAAACCCAAAGTTTGAAGCTATTATCCCCGCAGTACAAGGATTTTGCGATAGTTATTTAAATCGTAGGCTTGAAGCGGAAACGTATTTTCAAGACCAACGATTCAGCTATTTAGATGGGAATAATGAAAGAACAATATTCTTACCTCAATACCCCGTTAGTTATGTGTCCAGCGTTCATGTTGATACAGATAGGGTGTTTGACGATTCAACGAAGATTGCGGAAGCTGATTTCTATTTCTACCCTTCTGGAAAGTTAATCACAGAGGGGAGTCACTTTGTCCAAGCTAGAAGAAATGTTCTCGTTCATTATACAGCGGGATATGCTCCGATAGTTGGGGGAAGTCATAACTCTGCGGTCTCAACATATCCGATTCCTGCAGACCTCAAGCAAGTCATGGTTGAAATGTGTGTCGATTCAATAAAAGAGGGCATGACAGCCCTTCACAGCGTAGTTGGTGATAAATCGGCTCCTACATCGATGATTGATAAGAACGGCTTCTGGCGAGAAACCTTGTTAAAGTACAGGGCTTACAGCGGGAACATGGGGGGCATTGACCAATGAACGCTGACATAAGTCTCAATAAGGGAGATTTAAGCAAGTTATTCAAGAAATTGACTGCTACAAGTAAGCGAGAAGTGCTTATTAAGACGTTAAATTTCATGGGAATACATTTGGCGGGATGGGTCAAAGAAAATCGATTAGTTGGTCCGAGACCAGAGTTTTTGGGAGTTGTAACGGGTCGGCTATTGGGTTCGATTAGTTCTTCGGGTGTTAAAGAGGAAGTCGGAGTTTTTGGCAGAGAATATATCGTTCAGATTGGAACGAATGTTAAATATGCTCCGAAACATGAATTCGGTTTGGGTGTGCGGAAGAGACCTTTCTTACAACCCGCTTTAGAGGATAGAGATAATCAAGTCTTTTTGATTGATACATTAACCAAGAACATCAACGAAGCGATTAAAACAGCATGATACCAGCCACTATATGGACAACCATTAAAGAATTGCTAGAGTGCGAAGAGGGGCTTGATTATATAAAAAGAGTCTTTGAGGGGCGAAGGTTTGATATTGAGCCTGAGAGTTTGCCTTGTTTGATGATGGAAATATCCGCAGATAGCCCACCAGAGAGAAGAGCGAATAATGTTGATTTGCAAACTTTAGAAATTGATATTTATGGATTCAGTTCTAATAATTTTAACGATGGTCGGAAGTTAATCATAGGGGATAACAATTACAAGGGTGTCCTTGATGTTTACCAAAATTTGCAGAAGGTTATAAAAGATAACAGTACTCTCGACGAGACTGTGTACGATATAAAAATGGGGAGAGCGATATTTGATTCTATCGATATTGGGAAATATCCAGTACGTGGATTTCTCCTTCCCCTTCAGATTGTTTATAGACAAACGGATGGGGAATAATGGATTGGAATATAACAGCAACGATGTTTATTTTTGTAGCTACGCATATCATTGCCACAGTGTGGTGGGCTTCGTCGGTTAATACTACTTTAAAGATTGTCGTTCGTGATGTGGGAGATTTAGTCCTTGAATTAAGAACAATGAAAAATATGTATGTCCGTAAAGAAGACCACAGTAAAGATATTGCGATAATCGAGAAGAACCAAGAAGCAGTATGGAAAAAATTAGATTCAATTATAACTTAAAAGGGAGAAACAAAAAATGGCTAACTTAGTCTACAACAGTTTTAAAAAAGCAGTAATGCTTGGGACATTCAATTTGGAAAGTTATCCAGTTTATTGTGCCCTTGTATCAAACAGTTATACACCAGATGGCGATACTCATGTTTATCACAGTTCTTTGACGAATGTGGTTACACCTAGTAATTACACAGCGTCATTTGCTTTATCTGCTCCTGTCGTGTCTACGAATAACACAACGAATGAAGGTGTATTCGATGCCCCAGACGCTTTAATGGCAAACGTAACATTCAGTACGACAGTACGAGCGGCGGTTCTCTTTGGTAGTTCGGGTGGCGGTTCAGCTTTAGACCCATTAATCGCTTATGTTGATTTCGGTTCTGACCAATCAGTTACAGCGGGTACGTTTCAAATTCAGTGGGCATCTGGTGGGATATTGGCTTTAACATAATGGCTGAATTCTGCATAAAAAGAAAAGATGCTGTACACGCAAACCCCGACATAGATAAAAGAAATTGCTTTAAGCGGGGTGACATAGTTGAGGTGCGACCAGATGGTGCCTATGATGATAAGCCTTGGCAAACTGTTCTAAAGGTTTCTGGTCTTAATTGGGAAAAGGCCTTAAGACTCATGGAACCTCACCATGAATTAGAGACTGAGGAGCGAGAAGTTTTGGAAGAAGAGTTCCAAAAAGTAAAAAATGATAGCGAACAAGTTGTCTTTAATGATAAGACATATACTGTTTACATGGGGAAATATATTGACCCCACCTTGTTATCAAATAAAAATGGAGTTCGAACCTATGAAGTCAAAAAGTTAAGACAGGTTAAAATCAGAAGGTTTAGGATACCATCTAGTATTATGGATGGTTTATTCCCTGATGGGGTCTATCATGTTAGCATTTCTAAACAAAAATTCTTAAATGATGTAAAACATATTTTTGATTTTGCTCATAATAAGACGATAGACCAAAGCGATTATAAAAACAAATTCTATCTAGACATGGGATAAATATGGCAACAGAATTCATTTGCACAACTAATAAGACTGGAGAGGATTATGGGCTAATTAGCGAATGGGAAGCTCAAACAGAAGTCGATTTAACTGTTGCGACGACCATTGTTTTTGCTCATGGGGGAATTACAGGGACTATTGGTGATGATGCAAGTGTTACAGGGGCTTCTTCTGGTGCGACGGGAACAGTTGTTCATGCCACAAGTACTCAAATATTAATTATTAGTATTTCGGGTACTTTTACAAGTGGTGAAGCTGTCGAAGTTGATGGGTCTAATTATGTAACGATTTCCGATGTGGGAGATTCTGCTATATGCACATTAGAGTGTTATTCAGATGATGGAGATATGAATAATAAAACTGCTGTCGGTGGGGCAACGACAAGTGCAACGAATTATAGAAAAATAACAGTTCCAGAGGGACATAGACATACTGGTAAAATTGCAACGGGGTTCCATGTTACAAATGGCGGGAGTTATAATTCAGATGCTATTTCAATCAATGAAATTCATTTTGTTTTAGAATGGGTCTCTGCGTGGGGGAACAATTATTCTTCTGGAATTTCTGCTTGGATGGTAGGCTTAGGTTCAGAAGGTTGTTACATTCGTAATTGTATTGCTTTTGAGGGAGAAGGGTTCTCTAGTCGTGGTTCTTTTCAGATGGTTAATTGTATTATGTGGTCTGGAACAAACACGGTATATCTAAATTACCCAGATACGAATGCAGAACAAGAAATATATAATTGTACTATCATTGGTTATGGTGTTTCCCCCGTTATTACAATTCAAGCAGATAGAGGGAACCAATATTTTAAGAATTGTATTGTTTTCGGAACAACGAGTTTCAGCGCTATTGCTAGAGCGACAGCAACCGATGCTAATGCAACATATGATGGACAAGGCAATGTTACTGGAATTACGGATATTTATT